CATTCGGTATCAATCGTCGAGCCGTCGCGATTGCACCCCCATTCGATTTCATCGACGACAAGGTTCTCCCGGTCGGCTTCTTGGATCGATTGGATCTGTGCTTTCGGAGCCGCGATCGTGATAAGGCTGTTGGTTGGCCCATCGAGTGAAAACGTCAATGCGTGTTCGCTCATGTCGAGAAGTTTGCCGTACCGGTCCTGAGTCGCTACGGTCTTCGCTTCGGGGTTGCCTGTGATCTTAACCATGCGATTGGTGATAATTCCCGCGCCGAACCCTGCCGCGCTGGCCGGATCTTCGCGAAGGAAAATCGTATTGCCGCTGTCGAGTGTCATGCTTTCGACCAGCAGATTAACGCTGTTCCAGGTCGTCACCGATGAAGCGAACCGCAAAGGCTGAGCCGTTGGGTAGGTCGGCGTGAGGATTGCCCCGTCTGTTGGGGTCGACCAAATGCCTTTGAAGTCGAACTCGAACACCGCAGGCTTGCCCGCCGGGCAAACTAGCTTGAACGTGCCAACACATCCCCGCAGTTGCTTGATAACCCCGTCAACATAAGCCGCGATCGTAAGCGTTTTGACGTTCGTACCTGGGGCCTCCGTGCGAGGTGTGAACACTTGGCCTGTCTTGACCCACCCGCAAGCCGGAAGAAACGTATCGGCCCAACTTGGTTCGGTTGCCGTGCCATCCCAACTAGCGTCGTGCTTGAACGTGATTCCGCCCTTGTAGCCGCCTGGAACACTAGCCCGCATCGCAAAGGCCCCTTGGGTTTCGCGTTGCTCTAATTCGATCTCATGCTGTAGCATGATTTCGTAGCAATTGAAAGACGCTTCGGTTGCCGTCAATGCTTCGGCTGTGCCTGGGGTCGTTTCGATCTTTGCCGCAAAAACTCGCTTGCGTTTTAGTAGGGTCATTTAGTTTGCTCCTAAGTCTGGGGATGATCTCAACTTGATTTTGCCGGATGCCGCCATTGTCACATCGCGTAAGCGTCGCTTGATCTCGATGGGTAACCGCTCTGCCGCGACTCTGCTTGCAATCGTCGGTACGTTTGCCTGGGTGAAGTAATCGCCAGGGCTTTTGCCGCGTAGCTTGCGAATCGTTTTCGATCCCTCTAGCCGTTGATAAACGTGGCCGCCGAATCTGCGAACAATGAAGGCATCAAGAACCGAAGTCCATCCGCTGCCGACATGACTCTTGTACCGGACTCCCGATCGAATCTGCTTACCCTTACGGGTCTTGCTGTACTCGTAGGCTTCGTGCATTCGCAAGGGGAACGGGTAGCCTTTCCATAGCTTGATCGTCACCGACGGGCTTTCGGGGCTTGCGTTGTTCTTTTTGACTACCGCTTTTTTGAGCGTCTTGGCCTTGTTGAATGTCTTGGCTGTGTAGCCTTTGTTTTTTGTGTGAACCTTAAGGTTAGCTATCTTACCTAGCTGCTGAGCCGCTTCAACGCCAACGGTCCTAGCTGTGCGATTGACGGCAGTTGCTAAATGTCGGTCCAAGTGCCTACCGAACTCCCCTAGGGACTCTTTAATGGCCCGTAGGCTTGCTTGGTCAACGTCAACCTTTAGGTCTAGTGGTTGGCTCATCCTCGAACCTCCGTCGGGTCGTTTTCATTCGTGCGAAACGTCACCGCGACCGGGACATTAACCCCATCGATTCCGCCGTCAGCCGAGACGTATTCAGGGGGCTTCCACTCTGCGTCGAAGGATAGCCCGCCAAATGTCTGCCAAGTCGTATTGACCGCCACCGCCTTAACGATGTCGGCATGGAATTGGTTTAGCGTTTCATCGATCGCAAGGAACGCCCGTTCATCGTTAATTACATGGCCCCTAATCTGAAACGTGATCCGGTAGGCCTGCGCTGGTGGATTGCCAGGGTGCGACAACTCGGGAACCGTTTCGAGTTGCCCCTGAACCAAGACAATCTGCCGGTCCAATGGCGTAAAGTCACCAAATCGAGTTGGCCTTACTACTTCCGATACATCGACCGGAAATGTCGTCGGATCGTCGATCATAACATCGAGTCGCGACTTGAGGGCCAAGGCGATTTGTTCGACAACTGCTAACGGCATTCGAGCGTCAACATCCCTTCATCGTGGGCTAGTAATTTCGTGATCGTCCTTCGTTGGACCGCCTGCCCCACCCTGACAGCGAACGCGATCATATCGCCGCCAAGGTTTAGCTCTTCGCTGCTGATCCCCTCCACGATGTCATTTGCCACGTGGATTTCGAACACCGGTGTAACCGTGTCTCCATCCTCTGGCAAGATAGCCAATGCGTCCCGTACTACCACCGCGCTTATGGGCCTTGCCTTGCCGGTTTTCTTGTAATAGATAACCGGCTCGGCAAAGTCATTCGGGTTGGCAAATACGTTGATCGCATCGGCCTGGATTAGATCGTGAAGGGTCATTGGCTAGACTCGCTTGCCATCCACCTCGAAGTAATCCATTTCAAAAACGTCAACATTCGTGTTGGCCGCTTTTTGCAATTGGACGATCGGCTGGAAACTGCCGGTGTAGGCCGACATATCGAAGGTCGTTTCCTTGCAGACCGGAACGCCATCAATATAAAATCGCACATTGCTCTTGCCGCCCGTAAAGTCAATCACGAACTTTTTGAACGTGGTCCCAAGAGCAACGCCCGTCGAAACGTCGTTGTTATCGCGAACTTCGTCATCGGTCTCGGCGTAAACCAGCGTAGTGCTGTTGGCCCCTTCCATTCGGAACCAAGCGTGAGCCGCGACGCTATCGGCGGTATCGTTTCGAGCCGAGCCAAATCCGAATACGAGGATTGAGCCGCTAGTAAATGTCGATGCCGTGATCCTAGCTCGCATTTCGACTCGCTGAACGTCGTCGATGTCGAACGCCAAAGCGTCGCCGTGACAACCGCCAAGAATCTGAATTTGGCTCGCGCTCGTGAGGGTCAACACCTTTCGGCTGTTGCTTCGCTGAGCCGTAGGAGGAGCCGCCCCAGTGATCGTGTAGACCCAAGGAGAAGCGATGTTTGCCGAAGTTGGAAAGTTAACCGCTGGTCCGATGAAGTCGTCAAAGTATTCTACAAAGTCCTGATTGCCTGCCATGTTTTGTATTCCTGTTTTGTGAATTGTTGCCGTCCAGAAAAGCCCCTCAGCAAGTGCCAAGGGGCTATGAGTCAACCGAGACTATGCACGGTTCGCGAAGATACCGCGATGCTCAATAACAGCCGCTGCAAAGCTCTGGCGAACCTTGTAGACGTAGCTGTCGTTTCGCATGTTCCAATCAGATTCCAAGACTGGCGATTCTTCGCCGCTTAGGAAAGTGATCTCAACGGTGTCAATCAGGGAGTTATCCGCGATTGCGTACCAGTTGGTTGCGCTGTTGGAATCAAGGTAAGGCGTAGCGACTACCTTGAGTTGACGAGCCCCGCCGCGACCGTAAAGGTTCGATACGCCGCTGTTCTTTTCGTTCTCGATCGATGCCGTCGAATTGACAAGCTCCAAGGCAGTTCCAGCGTAGGCCAAAGGAACCAACAACACCGAAGGCGTGAGCCCAAGGAATACGTCGGAGTTGAGCCCCTTTTGCTTGCCCATTACCTCAAAGGCTTTGTCGAGCGTTGTCTTGGATGGAGCCGCTGCCGAGCCCGAAAGGTTGGTTCCGGATGCGTGCGACGCCGAAAACAATGCAACGCCATCGGGCATCGTTGGGTTCGACAAGAATACATCATAGATCGCCTTCTCCTGGGTGCGTCGAGCCGCTGCCCCGTGCATCGCTGGAATGCGGGAAAGTGCGTCAAGGTCATCGTTAATCACGGTTTCCCAGGTGATCGTAAATTCCTTTCCGTACTTCTCGATCTTGTATGACTTGCGTTGGTCGACAACCTTGCCTTCTGGGTAATCCTTGCCCTCTGGAACCACTTCCAGGTTAGGCGATTCGCCGAGGCTGATTCGATTGATCGACTTGAAATCGTCGACCGATTGAGCCTGTCGAACCCACTGGTCCCAAGTGTAAGGGGCCTCAACGTAGGACGCCGTAAGGGTCTTGCTGGCCGCATCCAACAGCAAGTTGGCAAACGATCCGCTGGTGTGGTAAACGTCGTTCGATCGCTGAATTCGGAGCCGGTCGAAGGTGCCTTGATGCCCCATCGCCAAGCGTGCGACATCGGACTTGCTGTACCGCTCTGGATTGATCGCCATTCGGCGAACGCAAGCCTCGGCCAAACGATAGAGGCCCAAGTTGCGGAAGTGTTCCGCGCCTTGAACGTCAGGGGCCTTCTGGTGTTTGATCTGGCCTTGGAAGCATCTTTGGACCAAACCGGCTGTGGCTTGCTCCATGAACTTGTCTTGCTCGGACTCAGTAACTCGAACGCTGGAACCGCTGCCGGTCCCGCCAAGCGGTTGGTTCGCCATCTTTCGTAAAATCCTTTCGTTCGCATCTGCGACACTGACACCGTCATCGATTAGCTCGTCTGCGAAACTTCGCTCCAATCGACCGAGCTTGACGCTAGCTACAATCGCATCGCGTCGGGTCTTTTCGGCCTTGAGTTGACGTGCAACTTCGGCCTTAACTTCGTCTTCCATGTTCTCGACTTTCATTTCAGCCGGAACGTCTTCGGCCTTCTTGATTTCGCCCTCGGGCATTTTCATTTCATCCATCGCGGATTCGACTTCGGGTATCTCTGGCGAAACTTCGCCGCTGAGTTTGCCTGCCAAAAACGCAATGATTGCCCCTGGTTCGGTCATACCTTCCGGCACGCCGAGCCCGGCCAAAGTCTTAAGTAAAGACTCGTCCATTCTCGAAACCTCTTCCCGGTCGATAGACCGCCTAACGGTAGAATTCGGATCTGCGCCCGTTGCGCAGATACTCGCGTTGTGAGGCTCCCACTGAGTTACAATCTCAGCCGGCCCCTCAATCACCTTGCCTTGTCGGGTGGTGTACGTTTGGCCCTCTGGCACATACTGCCGGGCTAGAATCTGGGCATCGATCGAAAAGTCGTTCAAGTGCCCTTCGTTGTATCGTGTCGCGATCTTTTGCGATTCTTCGTCAGTAGCGAACTCAGGGAGCCCAACTAACTGATCGCCCTCGATCGCAATCCCGCGAATCGAGCCAAAGACGTTTCGCACCGTCTTGTCGTTGTGGCTATCGACGATCGGCAATTGCCTTCGCTCGTTGCGAAACTGAACGCCGTCCATCAATAGCACTTGCTGAATCCATTGCCGCCGGATTTCGTCATAGATCATTACCGGCGTTTCGGTAGCGATTACCGCCTTGCCGTCTTTGATCGTCCCGAACGCCCTTTGGATCGAAACGGATTCGCTAGGCTTGGCTTGCCTTGCGTCTAGCTCTTTGCGTCGCTTGATTAGGTCGCGTTTGTTCATGCTGTCGCCTCGGCTGGTAGTTCGGTTTCAACCGCCCCGTCGCGGGTATCGGCTACAAGGATTTCGATATCCTCATCTGGCATCCCAGTCGACTTGAGGAACACCCTGGCCGCTGCTTCGGACATAGTGCCCG